TAGGTTGGATATCCAGCATTTTGCGGTGGCTGCAGGAGTCCACCGCACATCTGTTCTGATAGGGTATTGCGTAGTCCCTGACACAAGCGCCACAGGTTCAAACATCGGGTATCCGTGCGATCCGCCGAGGAACGTCCCGGGGCTAACGTGCTTGTAAATAGCATTCGCTATGTCTTCGTCCGATGCCGTGCCTGCGACAATCGTGTCTATTCGACCTACGTACGTGGTGAAGTCGAAGTAAGTAACCCCTTTCACGTTTGACAGCTCACGGGCCAGTGCCGGCAGTATGTTTGAATTCGCTTTGCCGATTTCTGCGTTTTGCCTGGTCATGTAAACAGAATCCGTCTCGGCATCATGCCCGGTGATTTGCGTGTTGCTGACCAGTGTGGCAACGGTGATGGTCCATCCGCCTGTTGTGACTACATCCATCGCCGCCCCGTTCGGTACAACGAAAGCGCCGCTGTTCTGGCATTCGAATACCACGCCGGAGTCGGCGCCAATCGTCATACCGTATTTGTTCGTGTACGCAGGAGCGATTGACCCTGTGGGCCGGATCATAACCGACCCTGCCGTTAACTGCGCAGGTGCAGAAACGTTGAGCTTGGCGATGAATGTTGTCTTTGCTGCCCCCTTGCGGGCGTTGCCGCGCAGGAAGCCAATCCCGTCAATCCAATCGCCTTCGGCGTTCCTTGGGTCCATCATGTGAGCTGCGTCGGCCGCAGCTTGCCAAACTTCGGCGAGCCCATAAGCGAACAGATTCGCGATCTGCCCCCACTTACTGGTCGGACGCTTGATGGGAGAAACCATCGCGCTGTCAATGTTCGTTTTTGCCGACGCGTCCAACGAAACTAGCGTTTCATCGTACGTTTTCGGCGTGAATCCAGTGGAATCGACTCCGGCCATTTTTGGTCCTACAGGTTGAAATCGTTGATGGTTATGGTCTGATTGACCCGGAATGATATCAAAAGACAGGTGCCCTGCATCGAAGCGTTGACGCTATTGACGATCGTTACGTAGTCGAACGCCTGTAAATCCTTGCGAATCATTTGCGACACTTCCACGGAAGACGCGCCTTTCTTGCCAAGGAACCGCAGCCAGTCACGACCGACCAGCGGATCAAGGAACCATTCTCCCAGAAGCGTTCGAAAGTCCACGGCCAAATACTGGCGGATCTCTTCGTCACCAGTTACGAATAGAAAATCTTTGTCCGATTGAGCATCGGCTACCGTAGAAAGGTCGGTTTCGCCGTACATGTCCATGGGCTTAGCTCCTATCCATTGGTGAAAACCTTCGTGCTTGCAACCGGAGAACTTGAATAGCTAGATGGCGCTGGCGGGATAATAATACCTGGGCCTGTAGAGCTGCCAGGCGGTGCCGACACGTGGTTATGATTGGTGAGTGATAAGATAATGCTAGTTATGCTGGTCTGCACCTTCGTCAGCTCCGAATCAACTTTCTCTGCCAAAGCTAAGGCCTTCTCCGCAGCACCTGCCGCACTGGTCAGCATAAACTTCGGTGCAACCGCTTTCATTCCTGCATAGTCGGCGCCGGGTGGCTTGTCTTTGGTTACGTTGATGCCTGGCAGAGCGAACCCGTGTAGACCATGGCGGCCAGGTATCGGCGACTCCGAAGGCACCGAGCCAGATTCAAGCCATCCACTTGGGTCTTCAGACGTGCACACGAACAAGCAATAGTCGCCTGCGGACATCGCCCAAGACAGCGACACTGCGCCGCTCGCAGGCCAGCACACAGGTACATCGAGCAGCTTTGGGTATTCTTCTTGAGACTCGCCAACGAAACTGCCGCCAACCGCTTCCGTTTGGTGATGGAACACGCACGGCACCAAATCAACCGTCGCCCTGCTCGAATGGTATGCGTCAACCCGGCAAGGAATGGCCGTCATAATCGAAGCCGCAAGGGCTTCGCTTTGACTCATTATCGCGTTTAACATCTCGTCGTCGGCCATGGGTCCTCAAATCGTAGCATAGCGAAGGTCTTCGAGCACCATTTGCGCGAACCATTCGTTAGAAAAAACCGAACCGCTAAAAGTGACCTCGCGGATCCGGAAGTCCGCCTTGACGTCCTTCACTTCGACGCGCACCGCCCTGCCTGGCAGCAGGCCAGGACGGATGAGCGCCTTGCAGTTCCATAGCCTGATGTTTGGCTGGTTGCTGCGTTGCGGCGTCGGCGACTCGACGAGCCCCGTTTCAGGCGTCAGCAACTGGCCTTTGCCGGCAAACGCCTTGCCGATTTGGATGGCCTGGAACGCGCCATCCTGGATAGACAGCTCGAAACCTGCCGTTGTCGCCCACCTCTGAAGGGCAACGGTCGGATTGCCGGAAAACGAAAACCCGTTCGGAAGGTACTTGCTCAGCGACTTTTCAAGCTGCTGCATCAGGTTACCGACCATGACCCCAGATTTGTCGACCAGTGCTCCCACGGCGTCTTTGGACGTCGAGCCAGGCGCTAGCGATATCTTTGCCTTCGTCCCACCGTAAGCCCACGAGCAATCCGAGCCTTCCAGCGTGGTCACCAGATCGGCCCCGCTTCTGGTCGTTATCGGCGTTCGGAGGTCGCCGGAGAACAGCATGGAAACCTCATCCTTGTACCCTGCTGCGATCACCAGGTTCGCCCGATACAGCTTTTCAAGATCGACACGGCTTTGCGGGTTAAGGTTGTAGATGTCAACCTTTGCCGTGCCAGTGCCAAAGCCAAGCGAGCGTTTCACCTCGAACGTAAAATCCAGCGCTGCGACCTGCTTGCCTTCGACGCTGACTTGGCATGTTCGGCCGAAAAGCCTTGCCATTACGACACCTCATACACAAAAAACCCTGCTTTTTTGCCAGGCCCCAGGTCGGATTTGCCAATAGGAGTAACGGTGCTGGCAAACGATAAACACATCAATACGCCTGCAAATTCCACATCCACCGGGAAATCGTATGCAGAATTCGGAGTAACCTTCCTGTTTGCAAACAGGACCGTCCCGTCAAGCTCAGAAGCTTTCAGGAACCAGCGGTCCTGCAAGAGCGAATAACTCAAATCGAATTGGTACTCCCTCGACCCGACTTGAGCGCTGAAAGACGCCGTTGTGGCGCCGGAGATGTCTGGCAGTTGAATCTCTCTCAGCTTCATTTGACAACTCCTAATGTCTTACCAAACGCATAAAGGCCGTCACCAATCTTCTTGGCAACCGAATTCTTCGGGTCTTCCGGACCGACGTCTTCTTTCGGCAGCTTGCCCATCCGCTTTATTGAAACCTGCTGTGTTGCAGCGAAGCGGACTTCCGTCAAGGTGATGTTGAACGACAACGCCTTGCTTGTCGGTCGGTCCCGCTGCACCGAGATGTCTTTGATGAGCAGGTTGTCGATAACCCTCTTTGGCGACACCAAACGCAGCGGGACGAAGCCATCGCGCCACTCTCGAAGCGCCAGCCAAGTCAGACCGGAGATGTCTATCGGGTCTTCGCCCTTGGCCCCGTAGCTGGTAGCCGTAGCCTTCCTGCCGTTTGGCAGGTCAATAGACGCCGTTGCCCCCTTCAGCGGCCGGTTTATGGCGTCGTCGGGAAAGTCTCGACTGGGCGTGTCTGTGGCGACCACGCGCAGCGAAACGGTAATAGGCTGGATGCGCTGATGGTCTGCCAGTGGCGAGCCTGTTTCAACGATGTGCTCCGTTATCAACGACGGATCATCGATGGTTTCGGTCTGCGTGGCGTCGAAGTATACCGCGTCGCCCGTTTCTTTGTCGTACAGGAAGCCCATGGGTGCCCTATCTCCCTTGCGGGACCATGCCAGGAGTGTTCGCAGCAACAACCCGCACCGCTTCGGATTGGTGTTTTTTGATGAGCTTAACGGTCTCTTCAGCGCTGCTTGTATTGTAAATCTTGATGGGCTGTTCTTGGACAATAACCTTCGTTGACGCTTGAGGCGAAGCTGCCGAGCCTCCGCCAGATCCGCCGGTTATCTTGGCGCCCGCCGCCCCCCCCTGGTCAACCTTGCTCGCTGCTGGCGCAAACATGTTGGCGACGGTGGTATTCCATCGCTTAGCACGAACCGCGTTCCCTAATTCATCTTCCTTGCCGCCGTTGCGCATTTGGTCACTGTCAGCCATGAGCTGTTCAACTTCTTGGACCCCAAGGTCGGTAACACCCTTGGCGAACCGCCAGGCGGCCCCAACTGCGTTCACCGAAGCTGCTAGGCCATCGATAAGCGGCTTGACGTCAGTAACCCACTTCGTCATACCATTGAACCAGGCTCTGATCTCGTTGTTCGACTCCTCGCCGAAAGCTCTTTTCAGGATATCGCCGAGGACAGAACCATCGCCTTTGGCCCACGCTCCGATGTCTTCCAATATCAGGAATGCCGCTCCAAGCCCTAAGACCCATGGCCCAAATGTAACCAATGTTGCTATAAACACAGGGGCAAGGCCGGCAGCCATAGCCAGGCCTGCGCCGGCAACGGCCACGCCAAGTGCGACCATGGCAACGCGAACCTGCCCGGTGCCGCGAGAGAACTGCGTCATTGCGGCAGTCCCATAGGCTATCTTATCAGAAATCCATGTAAATATCGGGCCGATGCCTGTCGCGAGCTCGCCTGAAAGCCCTTCGCCGGCGAACTGCAAGCGCTTGATGGCTTGGCCCATACTGGTAAACTGGGCGATTGCTTTGCTGGTGAAGCCGCCTCCCAGCTTCTTGAACTCGCTTTGCAATCTGTCTAGATTCTCACCGCCCTTCATGAGCGTTGGCAGTAGCTTCTCTGCCATGTCTGCGCCTAGCGCCGTAGATGCAATGGCCAATCTCTGCGCGCTCGTGGTCGCCAGCTTCATCTGGTCCGCAACCGCGCGCAGGTCGCCGTCGTCCTTGCCCATACGCTTCATGCGCTCGGATACCTTGCCTGCGTCTTCCGCCGACAAGCCTAGGACATAGCGCCATTTGTTGATTGCAGGCGTGGACGCCCCGAACTTTGCGCCGGCCTCGGCTGTTGCTGCGCCGAGTTCCTGCATCCCCTTGATGCGTTCGACAAGCCCTTCAGCAAAGCCGTAAAGGGACCGGCCGACCACTGTGCCAGAGGCGACGGCCCCGGCAACGCCTTCGCCGCTCAGCGCGCGTGTCATAACCAGGCGACTGCTTAACTGCGCCTTCAGCGTTTCGTTGTTTGACTTGACGGCCGCAACGCCGGCCGACCCTCGAAGCTTTATTTCAGATTTTAGTGCATCATTGTTGGCTTTGGCGGCCTTAACATGCGCCCATCCGAGGTGCTCAACTGCCGCTTCATAAGCATCAACGGCTTTTGTCGACTTCTTGATGTCGGAGTCATCAACCTTGATTTTGACCGATTTCTCTACGTCAGCCATTCGACCTCGCGATCCTTGATTCCAACTCCGTCGTTATAGCATCGCACCATTCGAGGTGAACGATCAAGTCGTCAATCGACCACTCGCGGCGGATCTCCATCAACGACGAGTGGCCGCGTTCACTCAGCGCCGCGCGCCAGATGTACATCTCGATCCTGTTCAGCCCTTGCGGAACTGGAATCACGCCATCGTCGCCGACTTGAGCCTCGCCGGCGGCGTTCTCGCTCGCTATGTAGCAGCACAGCCTAAAAAATTTATCACCATGAGCCACGCGAGGCACTGCGCGCAGTCAAACTGCCGGCCTTGGAAATGCAGCTCGAACTCGCTGCGAAGCGGCTTGCGCTCGCCCGCTTCGTTTTCGAACTCCACGGTCGGCAGCAGTAGTTTCCATAGTTTTTGGCTCTGCTCATAGTCCTTGGCGAGTTCATCGAGCAGGACTTCTGCCATCCCCTGATCGTCCAATTTCTGGTCGGCAACCTTCCGAATCACCGGAAGCATGATCGGCCAGACTTGAACGCCGTCGGATGTCTTAAGCAACGTCGCATGGTACTGGACGCTACCTATTGCCGTTGACTTGGTGGCGCCTATGTTGCTCATGTGCCGCCAACAACCTGAGTGTCAATAATGCAAACGATCTTCCATTCGACCTCACCAGCCTTCGCTGAAGATTCCTTGTCAGGCACACGAGCTATGAAAGCCTTCGAAGACTGCATAATGTCTCGTCCGTTGGTATTGGTCACCGAAAGCGAATACTGTAGACCATTGGGGGCTCCGTCCGTCGCCCGCTGCGCGTTGTAAAGCGCCTGGATCACGTCTAGATCGCTGGAAGTCTCAAGAAACTTCAGTATGACCTCGGCTGACTCGTTGTGGTAGCTCGTTATGGCATATTCGTTGCCGTCCGCGCTTGGCGTGATGTCGTAGGCATCGGCGTTGCGCTTGATGGAACAGAATCCGCTTTCGGACCTGCCGTTTTCAAGGTTCTGGTTGCCCAGAATAATCCGTACAGCTCGTGCGTTGTAAACTTTAGCTCGTGCGCCCATTTTGATTCGCTCCTATCATGAAAGGTGGCCGACGACTGTGATTGACTCAATCGCGGAGGTGAATTTAGCGCTGAACACGAAGCCGCAAAACAGCCGAGCGGTTCGGTCTGCAGTGGCCTGCGATGCCGCTGTTGGCGCCGTTATCTTGATGGTTGACGCTTCGATGGCCCCATAGCCCGCGTGTCGTTCTAAGACTCGCTTTATTGCGTCTATGACCATTTGCCGACCAGCATCATTGTACGGAACTTTCGGCGTCGACGTCAGCAGTGTCGCTTCTTCGACAGCCAAGTCTTCGATGATCTTTTGTACGGTCGTGATTGTGTCTTGCTGCACCCCATAAGGCACCAGCGAAGACTGCAAGCACGAAAACCCGCGCCAACTCTGGTACGTGTTGCCGTTCTGCGCCTTGACGGCTGCTGCTATGGTTGCCGTAATGTCGTCAGCCGGCACGCTCGCAAGGTTCTTGAATGTCATTGTGTAGCTGCCAGGAGTGCGCCACAGCATTGCGCCCAAGTAGGCTGCGTCGGCATTAACGTCCATAACCGTGTTCGTGAACAACCCAAGGCAATACTTGTACGCCGCTGCCTTAGCGTCGAAGAACACATCGCCAGAGCCCTGCGTTCGTTCGCCAGCCTCCGAGATGCAGAACACGTAAAACTTGGTTTGCGCGGTCTGCGACCATGCCTCGATGAGCTTGATTTGCGCGATTGACTGCTGTTGCGCGAAGCACAACCCGTACCATGAGCCGTCGACTGCCAGAATGGAATCAAGTGCGGTATTGGCTGCGGTCCCAAACGTGGTTGTGACGGCAAACTCCGAGTTCGCTGCCATCTCCTTGGTGCAGATGATAGGCAACGAAGCGTTCAGGTGCGCCCGTGTTATCGTGATCGTGTCGGTAGCCGCAAGCTGCGTGGTCAACCCACTTAGAGCTGTATCTGCTGCGGTTTTTAGTGCCAAAGCGATCGTCGTCGGTGTTTCAGTGGCCGTTTCCGTGTAGGTGACGTTGATACCGCAAATGTTGAACTTCCAGACAGAGCCCTGCGCGATTCTGTTTAGGATCTTGATGGTCGCTTTGCTGGCTACAGCAGCACCAGCACGAGCGACCTTAACGGACGGCGGATGCGGGTTTTGGCTTAGGATGGCCGCGCAGGCGTTATAGGTCGCACTGCCAACGCCGGACGATGGGAAATCCACAGCAACAGATGCAATATCGGTATACGTGCGGCTTGCGTTGCCGGACCATGCGTCCGTGTATGCAACAACAATTGGGGTACCAAAGTCGGCAGTGGCAAGAACAACGGTGTCTAGTGACACAGAAATCGTCAGAAAATTTGTATCGGGAGCGGCCATGTTTTCCTCTTATGAATGAAACGGAGGCGCCAGTTCGCCTGCTGCCGTTTGCGTGATGGTTTCGATTGCGCCGACTTCCTGCGCGATGTCAGGCACGGAGATGTAAACAGTGTTGAGTTCTAGATCGAACGAAACGACCGAAAAAACGTAGTTGTCAAGAACTTTTTCCGTGAATCTAGTGGGCCCAATTTGAGACACGGCCACGTTTGCCGAGTTCAGCGTCTGCATGGTTAGCTCGTTACAGAACCCCATTCTGATGGCCGCTGCGGTCTCTTGCGAGTCGCCGGCCGATGCCGTGCCCTGGTCGCTGGTTACTTCCACGGTCAGTGTCATCTCATAGTCTTGTGATGGCACCGTCACGACCCGCGGCTCGTCTTCGCCGGTGAAGACCATTTCAACCTGATTCCAGTTAGGCAGTCCACGCGCTGTTTCGTTGGAAACCCTAAGGTTGATGTCGATCTTGTCTTTGCGGTCGTAGAGTCGGCTGTCCGTAAGCTCCCACTCTGCCCATTGGTTCGGAGCGTATCTCTTGACTTCTGCGAGAATAGCGTCTCGTTGCGCTGCGGTTAGACTCATTTGTCTGACTTGTAGCTGATCTGGTGCAGCAGCAAATGAGTGTCGACCAGTGGGGTAGAGCTGCCCTTCCGCTTGACGGTCGACGGCGCGTTAGGCTTCAATCCGAGCAGGTTGCCTGCGACCTGGTTGCGCAAATCTTCAGCTATGGCCCGGCCCATTCGGACGGCCACCGCCGTCTCGTCTTTGCCATTCATCAGCTCCTGTGCTGCGTTGCTGATGACCACATCAACGAACCAATCGCGCTTTTGAAAGTAGATGTCCAGGAACGGGCGTTCCTCGACTAGGTACTTCACGATCTCTTGACGAATACCGTACACACCCAAGCTAACGCCACGCCTGCCTAGCCTGCGTACTTGCGTGGTCATGCTCGATATAACGTCGCTGATCATTAGAACAACCTCATACCAACGGCACTAGCGCGAACAATTTCGTTCCAACTGTCGGAATATGCAGTATTGGCTTGCGCTGCTTGGAACCGTACCCCACGGCTCACCGTTGAACGTGCGAGCACATGGGCGGTTCTTCGCAGCACAGCTTCATCGAGTCGACCGCCGAACACATCCAGCTTGCAATTCTTGAGACTTTGCGCCAACACGACGTCAAGCGCGTCGTACTTATTGGCGTCCGTGCTCGAAAGCACGAACTCAGGATACGCTGCCAGAAATGCCGCACGGTTGATGGCCATTATCAGCCGCCCGCCGCCAACATGTAAGCCATGCCCAAGGGCTGCTTCACCATGCAACCAGCCGTTTTGAGGCGGCAAGGCACAGTGAACATGAAGCTTTCAACCTGCGGAGGCAGCTGGTTGAACTCTTCTGGCACCGCAAGGGACGCGATAGCTGGATCCTTCTGGTAGGCGATAACTAGCGGCTTAGAGCCCGAAGCAACGGTGTCAAGGCGATTCCAGGACTGGAAATTGATGCCCGGGAATGCTTCCTTGACCAGGGACAGCACTGTCTTGCCCTGATAGGTATGTACGCGCGCCATGCTCTTGGACCACAGGTCCAGGGACATAACCACGTCCGTTGCCTCGAACTTCTCGCCGCTTTGTGCCTTGACCTTCTGCAAGAGCGTTCCGATGTCGCCGATGATCACGTTCGGGTCAGTGGCCACAAGCGTCCAGTTTGCACCGGCGTCAATCTTGTTTGTGGTGCATGTGGCGTTGTTG